ATAAAGGGTCTGAATGAATATGCTAGTTAATCTGGAACGACTGCTGTTCCGTAAGCTCCGATAGCTGTTCTTACTTCTGACATCCAACCAATTGTGTCGTTTATCTTTGTGATAAACAGAATTGTTGTATCTGTCGCAAGTAATTCCTTAGTTCCATCACAATCCTCAGAGTTAATTTCCTCTGCTGATGTTGCTGGTGTTCGGACTTCGAAGTTAGACCCAGCTGAACATAACACTGTTAGTGTATGTCCGTCATTCACTGATGCAAGTGATGGTAGAACGATAAAATCGTTTGCGTCATTCACTACACCTGTAACTTTCACTGATTTAACACCTGGAGTAACTGAGTTGATACTTCCTTGTGCGTCATCTGCTACTAATTGCTGTGCTTCATAGTTTACTCCTTCTAATTCTGGGCTAAGCCCGTTTGAAATTGCCATAATGTTTTATATGTTAGCTAATAATTACTGTAAAAGTAAAATTATGCTACTAATACATCAAACAATACTGGTGCCATTTTAGTCCAAGCGTTGAATTTGTAATCAATTCTTGATTCTAGTCCAAGTCCTGAAATTTGAGCTCCTGAAACAACTGGGTTAACAATTTTTTTCATTTTTCCGTAAGTTGATTTAACAATTCCAACGTGAAATGCTTTCTTTACTCCAGCAAATACGTGACCTGACACGTTCTTTGATGTTGAGTAATGTTCTACACCAAGGTATGAGAAACCTTGTTTGATTCCGTTGTTTAGAACGTCATCTGCTGTGTTGAAACCTTGTGATGCTGCTAGTCTTTCAACTTTAGCGAAATCTTCTTCTCTCCATTGGATGAAGATTCCGTTTCTGTTTGCTAATTCTGCTCCTCCTGCGTTTCTAATTGCAGTTTTGATTTCTACAACGATGTCATCGATGTTTGAAGTCGCTACTGTAATGTTTCCTGCTGCACCTCCAATTGAAGCGTTGTCAAAGTTTGTCCATGAAGCATGTGATGCAAGCATTGCAGTTTCCATAGTTTCGTTCAACATTGTTCCCATATTGTCAGCAATTTCCATGAAGTCGCTGAATGTTTTTTGAGCTAAGTCAGCTTCATCAATATGTTGTGCTGAATATTTGTAAGTGTCGATTGTTACTGTATCATCTGTTGTAGCTGATGCTGTAGATGTGTAACCTGTTCCTCTAGTTCCTGTTCCGATAGTTGCGTCTGTTAGGTAAGGATTATGTAGGATTCCTTTGTCTGTGTATGAAACTTTACAAACTTCTTTCCATACTGCTGGTGCAGAAAGACGTTCTTGTAATTTTGTTTCAAACTCTTCTGATGGTACGATTGAAATATTGTTTAGTATGACTGCTTTATATCTTCAAATTAAATATGCTATATTGGGGTTAATATCTTTTTGTATTTTTCTTCAAATAAATGTTCCTTATAAAAAGTTTTCATATGGCATTTTCTACACAAAGTTATTCCATTATTAATGTCAAACTTTATATTCATATCATTTCTTAATGGAACAATATGATGAGGTTCCAAGCGACCTCCAATGGTTCTACATTCCTGACAAGTAAAATCATCTCTTTCAAAGATAGTTTTTCTCCAATCCTTCCACTCGCCACCACCCCTTAGCCTTTGCTTGTCTAACTGGGCAGTTCTATTTTTAATCCATCTGGGGTGTTTTGTACCCACTCTTGAACGAACAGATTGTTTTTGTTTTTCTGATGTTGTTTTTCCTAGATTAGAATAAACAAACTCTGGTCTACTTTTAGCAGAACAAGATAGTGAACAAAATTTAGATTTTTTAGCATTCTTATAGTTTGCTTCATATTCTTTTTCACAATACTCACAAGTTTTGATAGTAACTTTTCTCCCTTTAAAATATTTCTTTCTGTTGGTATGGGTTCTACCCTTGTTTATGAGTTTGTGCTTTTCTGTTCTTTGGTAAACTCCTGATGGCATATTAACCACATTATAGCATATTTAATTGTGAATGAGCTTCGGCGTCATCTTTAGTTAATTTATTAATTTAACTTAAGAGTTGTAGAATATTCCTGATGAATCATCTTTTTTAATTCGTGCGTTTACTACGTCACGTCTTAATTGCTGTTCTGATGCTGGTGGTAATTCTCCTTTTGCAATCCAGTATTCTACTGAATCTGATGATGAATTATTTGAGCGTTTACTACCTTCTGGATTAGCTTGTTCAGTTGTTTTAGTTTCTCTTAAAGTTTTAAGTTCTAATTGAAAGTAAGTACTGTCCAAAAGTGATTCTAAGTCTTTTCCTGTCTCTTTAGATAGTTTCCTAGCTAAATCTTTTTCATCTGAGTCCTTAATGCCGTTTGCAATCAAGTAAGCAGATTCTCCTAAGTCATTGTGAGCTGGTGTTTTAACTTTCTTTTCAACATCGACTCCTAATTTCTTATTTGTCTGTTCTAGTTGTCTTGTAAGTCTTGCACGTCTAGCTTCTAACGTTTCTGTAGGTTTTTTGATTTCAACCTTTTCTTCAACTTCTTCGTCAAGGTCTAGGTCAATATCTTCTTCTACATCTTCGTTTAATTCTTCGTTTTCTTTGTTTTCTTCGTTTTCTTTGTTTTCTTTGTTCATATATATGTTTTAAGGTCATTTAGTATGAAATGATACATTTTTTATAAGTACCTTTTGTGGTAGTATAACCAGTCCTGTTTATATTATACCACACGACTACTCTGCCTCGTTTATTAAATCTTCAATCTCAACTTTTTCTTTCTTAATAGATTTTAGTTGGTCAAAACCGTTTAAGATTGTGTGTACTCCTTCAAACTTAGCTCTTAGTTGTGCTCCTAGTTCGTCATTAGTAATATCCTTTCCTTCTGAATAAGCATTAGCAATAAGAGAAAATGCTGCGTTCTTTTGATTTAGCTTTTTTCCTTTTTTAACTACTCCGTCTGAATAGATTGCTGAAAACAATACCTTCTTCACTGCTTCAAACATTGCTTCGTCTTTACAAAATGATTCAATTTTTGCTATTTCTAAGTCGTTTAAGTTTTCCATAATTATTGTGTTGTATTAGTTTCTAATTCTTCTTTATTAACTGGTGTCTTTATTTTAGCAGCAGGTGCTTCTGGTGTTTGCTGAACACCTCTTGTGATTTGTGCAAAATCTATTGCACTCATTCCTGATTCTTCTAACAGTTCGTTATAACTTTTAGCTAGTCCTGGAATAGTTGCAAAGGCTTGTGGATTTGCCAAGATATTACTTAGTAACCTAGAAATCTTATCAGCGTTCTGTGCCATGTTTCTTTGTTTACCTGCAATGTTTACAAAAACTTTAACTGGAATATCTTTAAACTCATCTTTAACCACTTCCATAAATCTTTTGTTGCTACCCTTCATTAAGTTTTCTTTAATAACTCTAGCTAAAGCATCCTTGTCTTCTGGTGTGTAAGTTCTACCTTCAAGCATTCCTTCTTTTAATCTAGTATTAACTAAATTGTCTGAAATAGCTGTTGCAATTTCTTCTAACTCATCAAGAGATAAATCTTCTGAGAATTTAACACCTTTATTCATATCTTTAACTAGATAACTTAATATCCAATCACGATACAAAACATCTGCAAAGAAAGTAGCAATCTTACCTCTACGGTATTCATGTATTCCTTCTCCTTGTTGAACTACTAGGTCTTGTAATGCAAATGGTGTTCCTGATACTGGGTTTCTACCTAATGCTCCGTCAGAAGCTGAACCAAGCATCCTAGCGTTGTTTTCTTGTTGTGTTTGGTAGTTAGTTAGCTCTGTAACATTTTGTAGGTTCATGTCTACTCTTGAAATAGGTCTTCCCGGCTCATGTTTAAGGATTCTCATTTCTTTAAGGTCTGAAATCTTTTTGTTTCCATATTCTTCACTATCAGTCTGCAATAGATTTACAGCACTGTCAAGCATGCCTTTAATCTTGATTCCTGAGTAATTATTCCATACTTGTGGTTCAAATAGTCTTTCTACAATAGATTTTCCACAGGCTCTACCATGTGAACGAACTTGGTCAATCTTCAATGCTTTGAAGTTAGCTGATATTTCTTTGTCTTTACCTTTAAATAGTTCAATACCATTCTTTGAGCCATCTTCTGATGTGTAGTAAGTAACAATGTGAAGTTGTGGTGTGTAGTTGTTTTCATCTCCTTCTTCATCTAGCCATGTTTCTGGGAAAGAACCTCTAAGTTCATAAACTTCTATATATTTAGATGGTGTTTTTACCTTTCTATCAGTTGCTGTTGAAATACTCTTGCTTGCTTGAGCCATTGTAATAGATTCGTCAATCTTATCATCGTTCCATTTACCTTTATAACTTAATAGTTGTGGGATTGTGTACTGATGTTTGATACATAATGCTCCTGAAAGAATATCTGTCTGGTCACAAAATGCAATGTCTTGTAGTTTAACTACTTCTGGTCTTGATTTGTTTAGATTCTTAATCAATACAAGGTCATAAATAACTGAGCTTTCTACTACCTCATCAATAAACGTATCTAGCTCGTTAGTTCTGGCCCATTGAGGGTGAAACTTTTTAATTAAAAATGATTTGTAATTTTCTTCTATGTCATCAACAAAAGGCACAATGTCTTTAACATCAAATCCTTCTAAACGGAAAGCTACGTCTATAATTGGTGTAACAATATCGTTGTAAGGTCTTAGTCCATCATTCTTTCCTTTATGAAACCAACCGTTAGAAACATTCATACATCTTTCAATGTGCTCTTTCATGTTCCATTCCTTAGAGTTAGTCAAAGGAACTTGCTCTGTTGCCCAAGTTGTTTCTTCTAGTTTTATATAATCAAATACATTCATGTTAGAAAATTAAGTTTTTAATAAGTGTTTCCATAAAGTATTTATTGTAAAACAATTTCTTTCCTTCTTGTAAAAAATACAATCTGTCTAGTGTCTTGCCATCCTTTGTTACTTTAAGTATTACTTTAGTTCTTAAAAACTCTGGCTCTACTGACAAAATAGATTCTCTCAAGTCATCTGTATCAAATTCGAATACCTTGTCATTAAGTTTTATAACTAAATGAAATTCTTTTTTTACTTCTTTCTTAACTGGTGCTTTCTTTTCTGCAACTGTTTTTGTAGGTGTTGACATATATGATTAAATTATACCATATTAAATAGCCTCGTTAGATTCTTTTAAATCGTCAAAACTATATTCCATTAAAGGTTTACTTGGTCTAGCATGTTGATTCATTTGCCATGCAATACAACAAGCCATTAGTAAATCGTTATGTCGTGTTGCTAATCTTATGTCTACATCTCTGTCAATCATATCGTTTCGTGAGTAGTATTTAGCTTCATTTATTAGGTCTTTGTCGTTTAGCTCCAACAAACCTGATTCAATAGCCTCACGAAGACCTGAGAGCATTGTAGACTTAGTTAAAGAGTTAGTGTTCCAACCAAAAGTCTGGGGAGCAACTTGATGTATCTTTATAATCTTTCCAGCACTTGTGTATAGCTTTGCTCCAAGCTGTTGAGCCTTTAGGATAGTTTGGTCAAACTTATTATTCTCTGGTGCAATTAAACAACCTCCAAAGATATTAGCCTCTCTAACGATCTCATCACCAAATGCTTCTGGTAAAATCTCATTGCTATTATAAGTTCCAACTACTTGAGCTGGTATAGTAGAAAAGTCTATAAACACAGATGCAGAACTATCAAGTCCAACACCACCTGCAATATCCATTCCTCCTGCATATCTATGAGAAGGATTGTATTTCTTAAATATTTTAAATCCTGCCAAAGTTTCTATTGGTTCTATTGGTGTCATTCTGTCTAATGAGGCTCTATCAAAGTATTGGTCTTTAGATGCACTCGGTTGACATAGATATTCCCCTTCTGGGTCATCAGCATTTTTTAATATTTTTTCTATTTCTTTTAATGTATATCTATCCCAAGTAGGTTTTCCGTCTTCTATAATAGGCACAATCATTATAGATTTGCTGGGCGATAGTTTTTCTGTAACAAGTTTATGAACATTACCCATTTCTGATATGTAGTTAGCAAGAAATACAGTTGAACCACCTTTTTGTAGTCCTGTTCGTGCTTCTTCCATGTTATCCCAAATATTACGAGATATAACAGCACTTCTTAATGTTTTGCGTGATTCAATATCGTTAAAGATGATGAAGTCGGGTCTAGCCTCCTCCTGAATAGCTCCACGTTGCTCTGTGCCGACAGTATCTGACATAACTTTAATACCAGTAGCTGTTGTAAAAGCTCCCATAGTTTCCTCCCTCTTAAACTCTGACTTAATAAATGTGTCTGGGTATAGTTTTAATATCCTTGGCTGAATCAGCATGTTATAAACATCAGTACATAACTGTTTAGCGTTAGTTAGGTCGGCTGACAATACTTTATAAAACTTTCGGAAGTGTGTTGTGTCATTTAATATACAAAAAGCTATAAACAATTTAGTCTTAACGTCTTTACCTGCTCCACGAAATGCAATATTAATAAAGGTTTCTATGTTTCCTTTATAAGCGTGTATTAAATTTAATGTCATTTCTTTATGAAACGGTGCGTCTCCTGATTCAAAATACTTATGAAAAAAGTATCTACCCCAAAGATTAAACTTTATTAGGATTTTATCATCACTAGTTTCTGGAGTAAAATTGAATAAAGCAATCAACTCTTTTGGATTACCCTGTTTGAGTATTTCTTTTATCGTCATCTAAATATTTATCTAATGTGTTATCTACTTTGTCTTGTGTTTCTCTATCTGGTGTTAAGTCCTTACCTCCTTTACCTGTAAGCTCTGTTCTTTTGGTGTAACCCTCGTCTTTAGCCAAAGTTTCGAGAGTATTCCAAGTATTAACCGTTTTAATCCTTTCATTTTCTGATGCTAATAAACTTGGTAAATTTGCTTCTGCTAATTCTATAATCTTTTCTTTCTTCCAGTTTTTTAAATTAACCCTAAAATCCTTATAATTTAAATGAACCCACCTATCCCACGTAGTTGGTTTAATGTCAAGTATCTCTTGTATGTTTTTATAATTTTGTCCATCTAAATATAATTTTCTTATAGATAAGGACAATTCTTGAGTTAGTTCTGATTTTCTACCTTGCATATATATAAATTATACTACTAATCTGTTGAGCTGACAAGAGGATTCGAACCCCTGACCTATTCATTACAAGTGAATTGCTACTACCAACTGAGCTATG